CACCCACCATTGAGTACCCTGCACCAGCACTATTAGCGGCCCCCCCACCCACCATTGAGTACTCTCCACCAGCACTATTGCCGTTTCCACCACCCACCGTTGAGTACCCTCCACCAGCACTATTGCTACTACCTCCACAAATAACAGAACCATAACCAGCAGCAACTTGAGAAGAAGAGCTTCTAATAACTTGCCAATCATTACTATACGCTCCTCTAAGATTGCCACCACTATCTCTTTGTAGACTACCATTACCATTAGGTTGAATAATAATATTACCATTACTATTTGTGCTACTAATAGTATTACCATCAATACGAATATTATCAATGTTTAATAAAGCACCACTAATACTTGTAGAAACTATAGCATCGCCAATAATATGTAAAGTGGCGGTTGGACTAGTAGTTCCAATACCAACTTTACCATCAGTAGCTATTCTAAGTTTTTCGCTTCCACCAGCAGCTAATGCCAAATAACCATTTGTTCCATTACTATCCATTCCAACATTTGTACCCCTATTATTTCTTACGCCTACACTATATTCTGGCACTATGTGAGATAGCCCAACAGCGAAATTGCTACCATTCATTGTAATACTTTTATAGGCGCTGGCACCATTATCATACATATTTATACTTGTTGTTGTAACTCCACTAACTCTAACAGTGCCGCGAACGTCTACTGTGGACGCGGGAGAATTTATTCCTATACCAAGTCTATTATTTGTACTATCCCAATACAACTGTCCACTATCAGCAACAATGCCACTAGAGCTATTCCAATAAGGAATATGGTTAATAATTCCTGTTCCAGTTATTATTTGATCACTATTAATAGTAAGATTCGTAAAATTCCCACTACTACTTGGAACCCACAAACCACTAGAGCTATTATATTGTAAAAATTGTCCATTGGTTACACCACTAATTGCTACATTATGAAGTTCTTCTAGTTCAAAACCATTAACTATTCTGACTTCAATAATGCCTTCATTTTGATGAACCCTAACCACATTACCTAAAGTAACAATATGATTGGGCGCACTAGGCTTTGTTGTTGTTAAAGCTCCAGAAGTTATAGGACTAAGATACAAAGGAGATCCGGCAGTTGCTCCGGCAATACCTCCGTGAGCTGGATCAGTATTAACACCAGACAAAGCCCCAACAACAATAACTTTGCCAGTGGACATATTGGATATGGCTTCATAAGTTATACCATAAGTACCAGCACTAGTAGAATCTCCTGTAGCAATAGCGAGTTGTACAGTTGGTTGATCTCCTTGTCCGCCGTTGATATAAACGGCTCTCATTTTGGCAATAGGACTACCTGTATTATTAAATACTGTTGTTACTAGTGAACTAGCTTGGTCAGAGCCTGTGGATCCTGTGGATGTTATTGTATATATTCCACTAACGCCAGAGACTGATATTCCTGTTCCGGCCACTATGTTTTTAACAGGCAAAAGTCCACTAACAGCACTATTAAAATCACTGATATACGAGGTGTTTAATCCGCTAACACCAATAGTAGCTGTTGAACCATTAGTACCTAAATTAATATTGATGCCACTACCAGCTACAAATCCACTAGGAACAACACTAGCATAGGCTAGTCCACTCCAAGCTGTGATACCATTACCAATTTTAAATCGTCCAGTATTTGTCTCATAACCTGGCTCACCACTAGCTAGAACTGTACTACCATTAGTTGCCCACTGAGTTTCGGTGCCTCTTCTAAATTTAATTGTAACTGACATTTAGGATTCCTTTTTTTATAAGAAGATATATACTTATTACACCGCTATAATTTTATGGACTACCACCATCAATAACCGCATAACTAATAATCACTGGACTACCAGCACTAACTCCTGTTAATCCACTAGCAGTAACAACTCCAGCAGCAAAATTACCGCTAGAGTCTCTAGCAACAACCTTGCTACCAGTATTAGTAGCGGTTGCATCAACAGCTAATGTTAATGCTGCACTTTCACTACCTCCATCTCCACCAGTAATATAGTTACCATTAGTTATGCTAGCAACATAATTACCAGTAGTGTCTGATCCAAGAGCAACACTATTAGATCCTATTGTTGTGGATACACTAATTGTCCCATTTCCAAGATCTGTTAGTGTCACATTACCACTACCGGTTACATCACCAGTTAAAGTTACAGACACAACTGGATCTGGTTTATTAAGAATATTAGTCCAGTCAACATTAGCATCAACCTCTCCTTTTGTACCACTAAATACTTCACTACTATTGGTAGCATCAGGAATAAAAGTAAATTTTCCAGTACTATCATCATATCCAAAAAAACCAGCTTTAGCTGATGCATTGTAGTATCTAAATTCTATACCTCTATCTTTATTATCGTCACTCCCAGGAGCGGTATCGCCTCCTAATGTTAGTATAGGATCGTCAAGGGTAGTTACTGTGCTATTAACCGTAGTTGTGGTACCGTTAACAATAAGATTACCACCAACAGTAAGAGTACCAGTTGTGCTTACATTACCTAGGTTAGTAATACTAAGATTGCTATCCAATACAACTGCTTTTCCTCCAACGCCACTTCCTGGTGTACTTCCATCTAAATAATTGAGTTCTGTAGCAGAGGCTGTGAGATCTGTGATGTCAGCGACCTGAATAGTAGGATCACTTAAGCTGATTGTTGTTAGTCCTGTAGAATCGTTATAACTCACGCCTATTCCACTACCAGCAGTTATTCCACTAAGACCAATAATATCTTGAATATATTCTGTAAGACCAGAAATCTCTTCTGGTTCTACCGTTGGATTAGAGGATGAAATTGTTACAGAGCTTCCGTCTGCCGCAGCACTAATAGATATACCACTGCCAGCTATAAAGCCAGAAGGAACAACAAAGTTATAATTTAAGCTTGTCCAAGCAGTTGTACCATCTCCAATTTTAATCCGTTTGGTATCTGTTTCAAAACCAATTTCACCAGCGCCTAATGTGGGATTAGTGCTAGTCCAGCTACTTGCTATGCCTCGCCTTACTTGTAATCTTGTATTAACTGGCATATAAATTCTCCTTTATGGTGTGCCACAATCTATTTCGTAGCTGTCTATAAAATTACTTAGGTAGTTTTCTAATCCAATAATGTCGCTAGCAAATACTACCGATCCAGCATATTCTGTGCTGATTTCTAAGATCTCACTAGTTGAACTTTCTATTTCTAAAATATTGTTAATAATTTGTGATAAACTAGTTTCAACAGTATTATTTGTTTCATTAAAATTTAAAGAATTAATAATACTAGATTCTATTTCTAGTAAGTTACTTGTATTTAAAATTTCAACATTAAAATCTGTCATTATGTACAATCCAAAGCTGTGGAAACTTTACTATATCTTTTATTGATGGTTGCTGTTCCATATAATAGTCTAATAATATCTTTACCTCCACCATTATAAAAATCTTCGTCGCTCTGCAATTCTAAATCATATTTAGCCGTATTAAATGTGAAACCATTAGTAGTGTCTGCAGGAATCAAAAGTGTTAACTTTCCTAATTGAGCCTCAATATTGAACTTATAAACGCTATAGTCGTTATTTGTAGTAATGAATGTTTGATTAACATTACTATTAGTAGTCCATATTAATCTAGCACACCAATTAGTTAAATCTATTGGATCTCCATTATTATCTTTATATATTAAACTTAATCTAAAAGACGAGCCTTGTTCAATAGTAAAATCATATTTACTAGCTGGCATAATAATTTCCTGTGCTGTTTGTGTGGTGATTACATTAATATACACCTAAAAAAAAAGGCCGACGCAAAGCGCCAGCCTTCTTTTCTAAGCACATTAAAAACCGATCAGAGAGAGCCAAGAATAACTCTACGATTGTCAAGAACAGCAAAGCCTTGTTCAGCCCAACCATAGAAGCCAGCTCGCTTTTGGCGATGTAGTGTATCGTCTTCGAAGATTTGGACTTCTTGACGAACTGGCATAATGAAACTATCTCTCTTGCGAAGATCAAGACCAACCACTAGTTCAACGTCGCTAGCTGGTAGAGCAGCACCTAGAACGTTTTCATAGAAGAGTTGATATTGTTGATCTTCACCAAGCTCATCAAGATCATGTAGATTGACACTGAAGACTCTGTTGAGAGTGCCGTCAGCAGCAACATAGATCTCGCGACGAGTGATTTCATCAACTTGATCAACGCCCCAGTTACGGATATCTTCCATAGCTTCTGGAGAAACATATAGATCAGTTAACAAACCACGGTTATTACTAGCACTATTGCCACCACCATTTCTACGCATAACAGTCTTCATTAGACTAACTAGGCGCTTGGTGAATTGACCAGCGTCAGCATCGCTATCGTATACTACGATATTGCGATCAACACCAGCAGCAAGTAGTGTGTGCCAACCATCGTCATTCATCTTTTTGACAAATTGAGCTTCTAGAACTTCCATAGCACGACCAACAACGTCCCAACGGGCATCGCGAGCATACTTTAGAAGATAGTCAATACTTGCACCAATGTCATAGGTTGGAACCATGACATAATCGCCTTCAACATGACGCTGTGGAATATAACCATGGTTTGGAATGGTATAAGCCACAAAGTCTTTTTCAGTACCTGGAGCAAGAAAATCTAGTGGAAATTCTGGAGTAGCACTTTGAGCTAATACGATTGGCTCGAAAATACCATCAAGAATATCACCATTTAGAACACCTTGACGAAGAGGAAGTTCTAGGGCCTTAGCAAATTCTGCATTGGCGCCAAGAGCTTCTTCTTTATTTAGCGAACCAGAACGAACAAGAAGATTTGTTAATTCTGGGGTTGCTTCAAAACGTTTATTGGCCATATTTATCTCCCTTATCATGTTATATTAATGTCAACTTTTACATAACCGTCAGCATCTAGTGTGCTTAAGAATCTACCAACTTTTGTACTATTAGTACTGGTTGTTGTAAGAACTCCATTTACACCATAGTAAGCTTCAGCACCGATTCTTGGAGTACCACTGACAACATTAGTAGTCACCTGACCCTGACGTAGTAGTGTTACCTTACTACCAATCTGAACTTCATCTTTGTGCCAATTAATGTGTTGTCTTGTTAGATCAAGACTAACAACATCATTGAGAAGTAGACCAGCTGGTTTGGTGCCCGATTGATTAGCAGCATATTCTACGACAGCATTAGCGTCATCCATACTAACGCCGCTACCACCGCTTACATGCACAACTATACCGCCACGTTCACCGGTCTCGTTCATGAAGAACGAAATATCTGTATATGCTTCGATACGATCTGGTTTTAAAGCCATGTTCACTCTCCCTTATTTAGTTTTTTACCTAATCTGTTATAAACAAAATCAACTAAAGCAGCTCTTGTATTTTCAACTTCAGAGACTGTTTCTTCTTCGCTACCAACGCTAAGATCGATGGTTTCTTCTGTTTCTGCGGTTTCTAAAACTTCTGCATCAACTGAAGTGTCTTGAGAAGCCTTCTTTTTCATAACGACTTCTTCTTCCATCTTTTTCTTTTTCATGGGCTGCATAGCAGCAAAAACTTCTGTTATGCTATCAAAAGAAGCATCATCGAGACTGTCAAACTTTTCAACTGTGCTTGTAGCAAGTTTAGAATCTAAGCCACTCTCAATAAGAGTTGCCATTCTCTTCATCTTCTTTTCTTTCTTAAGCATTTCAGCTTCTTTATCCTTGTAGGCAGCAAGAATCTCGTTTGTTGAATCAAATTCTGCCTTCATTTTCATCATTTCTTCTTCTTTCTTTTTCATATCCTCTGCCATTTTTTTAGCTGCTTCTTCTTTTTCAAGAGTAATAGCATCAAAAGCAGTTTTAACTTCTGTTAGCTCTGTTTCTGTTGCTTGAAGCTTGGCAGATAGTTCGGTATTTTTGCTCTCTAGATCTGAAGCTAAAGTTTGTGCTTCTGCAATAGCATCTTTGCACTGAGCCATAGCTTCAACTTTTTCTTTGATTTCGGCAACTTCTTTTTCTAAACTCATATCGGTCTCCTTTAGGTTAGCTTGTTGTGAAAATACACCTACATTTTCAAAATCGTCTTTTTTTTCTTTATTTAAATCTAAGTACGCAACCTGCTTATCTAGCTTTAAATTATTTTTAGTAAAAATAATACTTTCAGGATTAGCTGGTTTATCAACAAAACCCTTACCAGAAAATGTTATCTCTCTTAAAACTCTACCAATTTTATGGTCTTGATATTCTCCTAAACCACCATATGCCCTAAGATGTTTTGTTAAAAATGCTGTTTCTTCTCCTCTGTTAAGAACTTTATATTCTCCTGTGCTTTTATTAGTTAGCCCATAATCAAATCCTTTAAAGAAACATTCCATACTAACATACTTAGTTCCATTTTCAATTTCTGCTATTAATTTTTGGGCTCTTTCTCTTAATTCTGGCTCTGTATAGCCAATATAAATCACAGAACCAGTAAGTATATGATATTTTTGTGGTAAATTTTCTAGTGGAGTAGATTGATCTATTAATATTCCATCATTTGTAATAGGCCAATTAGCGGTAATATGTCCTACTATTGTTCCTTCGTCATGTTCTAAATTTGTGGGTTTATGAACTGGCGTGTTTCTAGCCGTCCAAACCTCGCCTTTATCAAAAATGTCATCGTTTTTATTCCAAGATGTTGTAACTAAAATAGATTGTGTATAATATAAATCCTTATCTTCAAGACCAGCTAAAGCCTTGATATCGTTTTTTGTTATGCAGAGTGTGGTTGAAGATGGTTCTACTGAAGAGGCGTATGTGATTGAGGCGGAGGTAGATAATATCTCTTCAAGACCGTCTTGTATTTCAGATGCAAAAATTTTCATGTTATACTTTCTTGATAAATATTTTGGTCTATTAAGATGAATACACCAGTTGATACAAATAAGATTTCGTATATTTGGTTTCGTCTGCGGTAAGTGGCCTATTTATTTCGCTGTTTAGTGCTTTATTAAACTCTTTATATTGTGAATATTTTTGATTAATGTCAATACTATTGATAGTATTGAGTTTTGATAAAACTAAATCTTCTGTAACATCAGCAAAAGGCTCTATTGAAAATAAGATTTTTGCTTTTGTTATTTCTGCTTCGTTGTATTCAGTATGAGATAAACTTCTCATATTTTTTTTGTTATAAAAATCTAGGAATATTGGATTCATAATATCAGAAATTTTATCTTGAGCTTCTATGTTCCAAATATTTAAAGATGCTCCGGTCTGTGGTGTGAATTGTTTTGTCTTTCTCTGCTGAGAATCTTTACTGTTTCTTGGTCTGCCTTGTTGTGGCTGACCAGACAATTTGTCTGAATTTTTAATTCCAGGAAGAGATGGGGTTGATAATATTTGTGTTTTTATTTCAATAGCATTCATTTCCCCCTTTTTCTTCTTCTCTAGTTCTACTCCAATTTGACCAGGAGTAGCAAGACCGAGTTGCATAGCCATCTTCTTTGCTGTGTTTTCAAAATTAGCATCAAAGAAAGGTCCAGCTTTTTTAACCATGCGTTTACTCTTACGCTCTCTGTCTTCTCTGTTAAGTCTTGTTTTTTCTGTATCAGGATCAAAGCCAAAGACCCTTTGAATTCTTTCGTCAGATATGATATTTCTATCGGCTAGTTGAATTAATAGAGCTTTTTCAGCTTCTTCATTACTAAGATCCATTCTATCAAATTCTATCTTTGCTGGAAATCTAAAACCCATAGCCTTTTGAATACTAGCAATTTCTTTTTTCCAAAATGCTGTTAGAACTTTGCGTCCATATTGAAGTCTTTGTGTTAAGGTTTTAAGACTAATAAAATTATTAGTAGTACCAGCGGCACCATAAGTTCCAGTTAGGGTTGGAGGAATACCAAGGCCAGCATACACACTATTCAAATGTGGAGTATACTTACCTTCTCCTAAAAATTGATGAACGCTAGTTTTACTTTCTAGCATTTCAATATCTGGACCCCATACTAGATCAATAGTACCTCCACCAACATTATTTTGTAGTATACTACTAAGCTTATTTGCGGCGGCTGGAGTTGGTGCTATTTTGTGTTCTAGACTGCCAAGCTTAAATATTCTGACATTACTAATAGCTCCATCTAAAGCTGCTAAGTCTGCAAGTTTTAATTTTTCTATAACGTTGATATCATCCATAATACTATAAATTATAGGATATGCCCATGTCTTCCAATCATCTTTCTTGTAATGAAATACTAAAGTTTTATCCGGATCTAAAAGATATGGTTTTCTAGTTTTAGCTGCATCAACAATGGCTATAGGTAGCTGATTAATAATATTACGTTCAGCATCATTTTTGGGACTATTAATAATTTTACGTAGTGTTCCTGGCATTACTATTGAATAAACTTTATTACCAGCAAAAGAAGCTAAAGGACCACCAACCACATCAACATAAACAGGATCAATAAATGTATACTTCCAAGGTATTTCTTTTTTTTCTACTTTTAGTTCATCTTGGTTAATCGTTAAGTCTGGGCTACCAACGCTTTTGTATAAATTCGTTTCTACTTTTAAACTAATTTTTGCTGTTTGTCTATTAATAACAACATTACCAACACGATATAAATTATTTAAAAATCTTTCGCTTCTTTCTTCTCCATTAATCTTATCAAACCAATTTCTATAAAATCTTTCTATTTTTTTATTAGGATGAACAAGCCTAATTCCCTGGCAAGCAAAGTCTCCCATTAAATCAATAACATTTTTAACCAAACCAACTCTGTTATAAATAACATCGGCCTTTTGAAAGATTCCTTTGATGTGTGTGGGAACACTTTCTTCTGGTCGGAAATAATCATAATCGCTTCGAGTAAGACCTGGGCGACCGCTGGTAGGACCATCAAGATTAGAAAAATCTAGTCTATATCTACTATTATTGGCTTTACTTTTTTGGATAACAGTAAATTCGTCTAATGCCTTAGAAGCTTCATTAAGTGCTGTTCTTTTGTCTTCTAAATTTTCATCACCCCAAGTTACATATGCTTGGTCTGAAGATATAGGCTCAGCATTAGGAATAGCAGCATTAGTCTTATTTGTGTTTTCGTTCATAATTCTATTGTAATTATATTGTGATTGATTTATATCTTCTAATACACATATTATCTGTAAATGCCTTTATATATATCATAATTGGCGCCGCTGGTGAACCAAGTTGGTCCTTTATATAATTCGCCACTATCTTTAATTTTGTTACCTTCTCTTAGATTAGATCCGATAATTTCAAAATCTATCGGTTGATTAGCTCGATTATATTGTCTAGCTATCATATTAGCGATTACCAAAGCACTATATCGGTCTTTTCTAAGTTTACCTTTTTTGCCATTTGGTAGTTTAACTTCTGGAGTATCCCATCTATCTCTACCACCTGAACCAGTACTAGTTTGACTCATAACTATAGTTGTTAATTCATTTTTTAGTTCTTCTATTTCTAGAATACATTCGCTTTGATTATCATATAGGTTATTAAAATCGGTCGTATTAATATCTTTATTTTCTGCATCTAATGCTAGAACTAAACTGAGTTGATCAAATCTGGGGAACAATAAAATTTTATCTTCTAGGTCTTTACGTAAACCATGATTAGCTTGACTAGTCCAATCAGCCCTAGCAAACTGAACCAACTCTAGTATATGCAATCCAGATTTATCGTCGCTATCTTTATACTTATCTTCTATCACAGGCCAAATGAGTTGTTCACCCTCTTCTACTTTACCAGGATCGTGAAACGCTTCTTCAATTGCCACACCACCACCCTGAGCGTCCATACCTATTTTATATGGTGGAAAAGTTTTCATAAGATTTCGTATTTTTCTAGTACAAAATCCATAAAAATCGTATTCGTTTACTAAGCCAGTTTTTTGTCGTTCTTTAAAATTACTACGATTAGTTGTCCAACAATATACAATTCGATTATGATCTGGGTGAAGTTCTAATACAACAATACTAAAATTATCTTTTTCTGATGCTGGATCTATACCGTAAATATATTGATACTGAGGATTACCTTGGGTAGCTGCTTCAAATAATATTGGTCTGCCATTCAATGTTATAGGTTTGGTATCGCTCACAACACAGCTTTCTATCAAACTGCGCCTAAAAAATCCATCACTATCTTCCGTAAAGCAAGCTGCATATTCCATATTGTATATACCAGTATGAATAGTTGCTTTGGCCCTACTAACTTGTTTATCATCCATAAAACCTTTTGGAATTAATTCATAGGGCATTCTAATGATAGAATAGTCTTTCCAATTGAAACTATCTGGTACTTCGCCATTAAACATTTCTTGTAATTTATGTTTATCTCCACGACTTTCTATAATAGATTTATATCTTTTCCAATAACTTGCAAAATGCTTAAAGGCATAGTCAGCGGTACCTGATATAATAGCCTGATTGCCCTTTTTGATTTGTACAGCTTCTAATTCGTCGCTCCATAATCCTGCTTCTAATAAAGCTTGTCTTTTTGCTTCTTCTTTAACATTTTGAATAGGATTAGCACTAACAGCAGCGAACCCAGAAACTACTGTTTCATAAATATCTGGAGAAATTGATGCGAACTCGTCTGCTATGATGATATGGGCTCTTAAGCCTCTGATCTTACTACCATCGCCCATAGGAACCGCAATTGTCCAACTCTCGCCCATTCTTAAAGTGCATCTGTCAACATCTCGACGCGGACCATCGTTGTTTCCAGTAAAGATACTTCGTAATATGGAACTATTGCGCCAAAGAGTTTCCATATATTCAAATATAATTTTACTTTGTCTGAAAGCTGCGCCCACTACTACTATTTTAGTTCCTGGAACTAACATACATCGCAACACACAATACAATGCCATTAAAAAGCTTTTACCAAAACCACGACTAGCTATAAACATTGGAAATGGACGCACCCAAAATTCTTCTAAGATAGCTATTTGAATAGGATGAAGCTCTATATCAAATAACAATTTACATGTTGTGCCAAAAAACTTAGGATTTTTTAGTAAACGTAAGAGATGAAGATCAGGATTCTCTATATCTTCTTTGCTTCGTCCAATCATAGGATTGTGATCAACTATGATTTTGGACAGATCGCCTAGACCTAGCCAAGCATCGTCAAATACTTTTTTATTGGTTGTTATATCGTTCATATATTCGTTTCATTAAGCTGACTGAGAATTTTTCAGCGTTAGCTGCGTCATCACAAAATACAATATGTATATTATGTTCTAATTGAATTTCTATTAGTCTTTTAATAATATAGTTTCCGCTAATTCTTAATTTGTCCCATAGTTTTTTAGGAATATCACTTCCAACAGGAAATTGGTAAACCTCATCCAAAGAAAACTCAAATACCATATAAGAATGTTTAATTTTGCTTAGTCTGTCTAATACATCCTTAAATCGGCCCTCACTCAAATTGGTAGCAATTTCACTAACACTCTTTTTGCGTTCTATAGCTAATATATTTTCAAAACCTTCTATACTATAATCTCCAGTATCTAGTTTTTTCTTAGCTGTATTATGATATCCAAACTCCCAAGGAATTTGTTCTCTAGTATCTACTATGATGGTGAATGGATCTTTATTCATTGATTTAATAGCTTTGTAAAAAATTCTCTATAGCTATCCTCGTCATTTTTAATAAAATTGTGATGCAGTCTACAAAGGGTTATACCGTTATGGGGATGAAATCTTAAACCGGGAAAATCGGCCCATCTGTATATATGGTGGGCTTGTAGTTTTTTAGTATTAGAACAGCCGGGCCATTGACATTTATGGTTATCTCTTGCATATATTTTTTTGCGCCATTCTTTGTATTGAGGGTCTTGATAATTTCTAGTCATCAGAAACGCTCTCGTGATTTAAAAATGGTTTATCTACTTTGCCATCTTGATATGCGTGATAACTATATAATTTATCTTTATATTTATCTTTAGCCATACTAAGTATTTCCATTTCTCGACCTTCTTTTTCTCTTATATCTTCGTCTTCTAACATACGTATTAGTCCAACCCAGCTACTTTTACCATCCTCGATTCTTTTAATTCGTTGTTCTCTAGTGGCCTTCAAATCTTTACTTATTTTTTGTTGTTCATTTAAAAGTTTAGTATATTCATTAGTATAACTAGATATACTATTACGAGCAAAGCTTAATTGAGTTTCAAGATTAGCCAATTTCGGCACATCTCTATCACTATCCGGCTTGTCGTATTCTGCATCAACGAGACGTTGTAGTTTTTCTGTTTCGCCAATATGTCGTTTACGTTCTTTCATGCTTCTATTAATTAGAATATCTATCGTGATAAATTGTTTTATCTGAAGTTCTTCAGCGGGCAACACATCTTCGCGAAATTGTTTTACTAGTCCTATCCAAGTGTTTTCAAAATATTCTAGCTCTCCACTCTCTTTATCAAACTGGCGCTCTATCTCGTACCAAAAACTTTTACTATGTAATTTTCTTAATAAGATTTCATTTTCACTTTTTTCGTTAACAGAATATAATTGATTCTCATCAATATAACGATTAATGGGTGCTTCGTTACGATTTAAAGAATCTGCTATTTGTTCTATACTCAGAACATTAATATTATCTCTTATAAATTTTTCTTCGTCTAAACTTAATTGTCCTCGTTTTTTTGCCATAATATTTCCTGTATTTTAGATAATAATTTATCTTTGTCGGCTTTGGATATTTTGCTACCACTTTTTAGTTTTAAATATATAGATCTCGTTTCGCCACTAAGGTGTTCATCTAACATATTAAAAATTTCTGTATTTTCTAGAGATAGAGATTCATTATTTAAAAATATATTACCATAGTCTTTTACTTCTTCTATGGTGGTTAAATGCATCAGATTTTTTTTACTTTCGTTTCTCTTGGACCATAAGTAATATAGTTCACAATCATTCTTGTTTCCATATTTGGTGCAGGAAGTGAGGGTTTTATTATATAGTGGACAACTATAACATGGTTTGTCGGGTCTTTGGTAGTTATCTCTTTTATAATTAAAAAGTCGATTGCGAACGTGGGTCCAAAGAAAGTTTTCTAGCGGTCTTTTGTGGTCATAATTTTTTAAGCCTTCTAGAGCAAAGATACATATCTGTTGCTTCATATCTTGTATATCATGATATCCAAATTTAAATTTGTAGGCTAGTTTTTTTGTAATAATATCAATAACTTTTAATAGTTCACTTTCATCTATCTGTTTTTTTGGAATCTTTTTCTTTTTGCTCATTTATAATAGCTTCTAGCTGTTTGTCGGGATCTGGTTGATTAAGATCTTCACTAATATCAAGATTGCTGCTAGCAACGACTTTTAGTTCGCTTGGAGTAATATTGTCAATTTTCATTTTTTGTCCTTGCTTTAAGTGAACAATGTTGTACTATATATTAAGTTAATAGTACACTTTGTCAAAAAGGAAACAGTTTTATGGCTACATATAAAAAGTGGAGTGATGCAGAAATAGGATTTGTTCGTGATAATATCAACTTGTTGAGTGACGAGGAATTGGCCAATAAGTTGAGTAGTATGACGGGCGAAAATATTACTTATGGTATGGTGAGGCGTCAAAGGCGAAAACTTGGTATTTCTAAACCAAGGGGTCGCAGAAAGAAAGTGCGCGATATTCAAGAGCTTCAGCAAGAAACCTGAGTTTAGTTAATAGATTCTACGAATCAAAAGGGGCAGGGGTCGTTAGATTCCTGCTCTTTTTTTATATAATGGGGAAAGTGGCTATTAAACTGGCCAATTATATTAGATATTCCTTATTGTTTTTTAACCACCGCCGCGTTTTGGGGGGGTACCCCCCACAATCGAGGGGAAACAGAAAAATCCCCCCCATTGGTGGGGAAGGCCATTAGCAAATACTGTGCCAAAATATGATCCTTACAATATAGAAAGAAAGATTGTTTGAGTGATTTTTTTTTGTTGACATGCCGATACTAAATGTAGGATAGAGGTATAAGAAACGGAGAAGAAAATGCTAACGATGATTCAAGTGGGAAAGAGGTTCAAGGTTTATCTGGGAAATGATGGCGAGCGGAAACCCCGCCTTGTGGGTGTGTTCCACTCCTCACAAGATGCTATCACGTTCATGAATACCTATCCCCGATAAGGGGGTTGACGTAGAAAAAAATCCCGATAGAATCCCCATATAAGAAAGAGAGAAAGAAAATGGAAAACGAACTTGAAATGATTTCCCAAAAGTTCGGAACGGTTCAAGTTGGTCACGGTTTCGAGTGTGTGAAGCGTAACGGAAAAGCGTATGTTGGAAATATCGTCAAGGTTGCAACCTATCCTCGCGGTACGCTGGTCACGGTCGAATGGTACACTCCGGGCGAGTCGGGAGCAAACTATCGTTCGGTTTATTTAGAAGATTGCGAAACGTGGTGGGTTTACGTCTACAACTATGGGGTGGTCGCATGAATGATGAAATCCGAAATCTCGCTAACGCTATGGGTCTTGTGGTGGCCAGCGTTTGGAATGGATACTCCCGAAAATGGATTGTATGTGAACGGGATGGATACCTTCCTATCTTCACAACGAACGATTATGATACGCTTGTGGAGGGTTTGCGAAAAGGTGGAAAGTTTCGCCCCCTATGATAGGGGGTGAACAAAAGACCACCCCCCAAAAAGTAGGGAAAACAAATCCTCCCCCATATGGGGGGAGTGTACCACCCAAACGCGGCGGTTAGAGCCTGCCAAAATGGCAGACGAACAAACTGCCAAAATGGCAGAAGCCGCCCGCGGCCTGCCAAAATGGCAGCCACAGCAAATCTTGTGCCAAATGATCTGCCAATATGGCAAGAGCAAATATCGTGCCAAAAAATCTTTTTTTTGACTGATTTCTTTTTGTTGACATACCGATATCATATGATATAATCACAGTATCACAAGGAGAAAATGAAAATGAACGCTGCTCAGATTTTCGACGAAACTGCAATCAAGTTTGGCCCGGTTCGCATAGGCTACGGTTTCGAGTGTGAGAAGCACAACGGCAAGAAGTATAGTGGCAACATTGTCAAGGTGTCTGCACAACCTAAGGGTACATTGGTCACAATCGAGTTTGTTACAGATCATGGTTCATGCTATCGGTCGATCTACCTTGAAGATTGCAAGATTTGGTTCTCGGGAACTCTTACCCCCCGCTGGTAGGATTGTTTGATAGTCTATAGTCTCTCACCCATAAAGGATAACACAATGGATACTTTTGAAATGATCGAACAAGCCAAGCGTCAAGCCTACATGTGCTTCGTGGGCATCGCAATACCTTGTGACAAGTCTACCGTAGATGGTGGCATGATCCGGGGTGAAAAGGTTTTGAAGTTCAATCGGAAAACAATGCGTCAAGATGAGGTAGTAGTGGCCAACAAGGCTGATCCACGCTATAGTGGGGGTGCGGATACGATGATTGTCAAGGTGGGCAAGCCGGGAAGCAAGGAACGTGTTGAGGCTTTGCGGTCGCAATATGAGTCTATAGCCGCTATGAACGAGGAAATCAGCCCATTCGCTTGGGAGGGGTGACCCACCCGAAGTGGGGGTTGACAGGACTGCCCCTTTTGTGGGGGTTGTCCTAGCCGATCCTATCGGCTTACAATAATGACAGTCAGCCAGTCAAAAGACTGCCAAAATGACAGACGGGCCGCGGCGACTGCCAAAATGGCAGGCACTGCAAATCTTGTGCCAAATACCCTGCCAATATGGCATAGCAAATATCATGCCAAAAAAATATTTTTTTCTTCTCATTTTTTTTTGTTGCATTGCCGATAAAATCTATATAATCAAGGTATAAGAAAGAAAGAAAGAAAGAAAAAAGGAAAAAGCAATGTCTTTTCGATATGGCCAGAATGTTGTGGTTGAGCGTAATGGCGAAGTTTATTACGGTCAGATTGCGGAAGTCAAAAAGTTTGAAACCCGTAGTCTTATCACGATAGCCTATACCGATGGCGAAAACACATGGTATCGGTCTTACTACGATACCGACAAGGATACCAAAATCGTGAAAGACGATGAAGTCTTTATGTGATTCCCCACTAGGGGGGTTTTCAAATAGAAAAAAGTTTGCTAGAATCTCAACACAGAAAGATAAGGGTATACAAATGATGTTTTCGGATTGCTGCGGTGTTCAGATTGTCGAGGATATTGTGGGCCTTGAACTGTGTCCGCGTTGCTGGGAACATTGTGAAGTCATCTTGGAAGATGAGCACATGCAAAATATTCGACAAGAAAACCAGAACATGACGATTGAAGAATATAACTCTCTCCCTCTCTATGGGGGTTGAAATCAAAAGAAAAAATCTCTAGAATCCACCGTATCATCTCTACCACAAAACAAAACAAAATGGCCACTAAGTTCAAAATCATTGAAGATGCAAAGATTCAAGCACGAAACATTTTTTCGGGCATCGCGATACCTTGCCAGCCTTCATTGGCGGACGGAGTATATGGCCCGATTAGTTCGGAAAAAGTGTTGAAGTTCAATCGCAAGATTTTGATGAAAAATCGTAAGACTTCAAAAGAAAAGACTGATCCCCGCTATGGTGGGGGTGAGGATATGATGATTATCAAGGTTGGCAAGCCGGGTAGTTGGGAGAGGGTAGAGGCTTTGCGGTCACAGTACGAAGCAATCCAGGCCAGCGGGGAGGAAATCTCCCCCTTCCGAGGGGAGAACTGAACAAAACGCCACCCCCACTATGGTAGGGGAACTGCCAAAATGGCAGGCGGGCCGCGGTGACTGCCAAAATGACAGGTACTGCAAATATCATGCCAAAAGAAAATATTCTTTATGCGATTTTTTTATTTGACATTCAAGAATCGACCTGTAGAATACCGATATATCTAGTAGGAGAAAGAAATGGAAACGAATAAGATTCAAAATACGATTGCTCAGATTTGGGGAAGTGAAAGTCATCAGATTTCTTTGATCTTGACTCCAGATGGTAGAATCTATGCTGAGTGTGAGTCTACTAGGGATCGTCGTAGGTTGACCGACAGCAACTATCGAGAACAAGTCAACGATATGTTTTATGACTACTGCGTGGAAAATGCCTCGTGGATGGGGGTGAGTTGACTGTCCCATCCGATCCTATCGGATTGGCAAGGTGGGCTATAGTCAGCGAAAACATGGAACTCATCAGTGTGGTATTGACAGCGTGGATTAGTGGTGGTACAATCTTTATTGTATTTTGGCTATTATCTTTAGAGTAAAATACTGATATAAGAAATATGGGGAAGATATGGTTTTTGCTATTTGTTTTGTGGCGATATGTTCTTGTGTGGGTTTTTAC